GCAGTAAGCCCCAATATAGCTGTTTTAAGATTCAGAAAACTACTTTCAGCTTCTTCTGCAACTTCTGTTGCTCTATCTCCAAAATCCTCAATTACCTGCGAGGCATTATCTTCTGCTTCAATTAGGATATCCATTGTTCTTGACATAGGCTCTGCCCTCCCTTCTCCATATATAGAGAAAAAGAGGCAGGTAGTTATCTACCTGCCCTCTTGTCTTGCTTTATATTTTTGTTTCAGTGTATTTTTTACATTAGTGCTAGAGCCAGTTGACAACTGTCTCCTATTTACTCCTTTTCCTTTATTATTCTTAATATTTTCAAGATGCTTCTCCCTCTCTTCTCTTTCATATTTACTTGCTAGAGATAAATACTGGATTTGAAGAGGAGTCAAATCTTTCAACTCCCCTAAATTATAGCCCAGTTCATGAAGGTTATAATAGTCCATATTATTCTTCACGAAAGTTCTCTATCTCCTCAGAATCAAGTAAGTCAATATTTGTAATTCTAAATACTTCGTCTGCAATCTCTTTTGGTGCACCTTTTGGAAGCTCACCAATTTCCTCAACTTTCCACTCTTCTCCATCACAACTAAGACCATAAGCACATGCCAGATAATTTGCATTTTTCTCTCTTTTAGTAAGCTCTTCAATGTCTAAGTCAATTCCCATCTTATCTAAATATTTCTGCTCTTCTTCTTTAGATGTGAGATTCTTCATTTTGGCAATATCTGCAGTAGATAACTTATTGCCCTGCAAATTAATACCTTTTAAAGTCTCTCTTTGAATCTCATTAAACTCAGCATCTCTGAGCCTACGAATTTTTACAGTCTTTCCACCTAGTGCCTCAATAGGTTTACTCTCTTCAACTTCTCTAGCAGTACTTAAAATGTCCTTTTTAGTTAATGCCATTTTCTATTTCCCCCTTATATTTCTTAATTATTCTTGTATAGTAGTGCTCTCTATTGCAGTGTATTCACTTATGTAATCAATCTCATTATATAAATGAGCAATAAGTTCATATGAACTGTCCTCATCATAATAAGCTCTAAAGTCTACAGACTGAGTAGTCCTATCTCTACCAGAAGGCTGAATATTTACAGTTTCATATAGAACTTTAGGAACATGTAAATCTAATTCAGCATCTCTGATTTCAACTTCTTCTGTTGTCTCCCCATCTTCTATTTCTGTTATATATGGAGCAGACTTAAATCTGAAGTTGATATTTAGCTCATCCTGTGCATCATCATCTGGTCCATCTTCTCCACCCCAGAAATGCTCTAACTGCTCAGTTCCTTCATAAGCAATATCCATACTACCAGAGGCTTCAAAGTCACCGGCAATAATTCTCTGTGGATACCTGCTACCTAAAGAGATACCAGAATCAGCATCAATGTTGTTAGATAGAGTTAAACTTAAACTCTCAACATTGGCTACTTCCTCTTGTTCTTCCCCTACTTTTCCGATTTCCACAGAAGTTTCATAGAATGCAACCGGATAAGCTGTACTTAATTTTAAATCCTCAATTTCCTCAATGTCATCCTTTCCATCTTTTTGAGCAGATACATCAATAGTTACAAATGCAAAGTCATTGTCCATTGAGAATTCTACAGAGTTTATTGTCACCCCTGTAAATACATGCTCAAAATGGTCTTTACCTAATCTAAATGTTCCACTAGGTAATGTCAAACTATGCCTCAATGGAGCAAAAATATGCTCATGAAGCTCATCTTGACCATCAACATATGTAGTATCTCCATCCTCAGCAGTTACCAAGTCCCCCTCATTAGTCTGCATCTGACCAAAAGCCATATATAATATATGAGCTATTGACTGCACATCAAATGCATACTCAATGTTCCCAGATGGGATGTATGGTCCGGGTCTACTAGTATGAGTACTTCTACTTAGACCACCATTATATCTCATTACTGGGTCAGAAGGAGCATCAAGTCCGATACTTGCAATATCAACATCAATAAGTTGCTCTTTATCTGTTACTTCAATTCCAAATTCTTCTTCTACACCAATTCGTGCATATCTCAGCACCTTTTCATTAACTTCTGTCATGTATTATCCCTCCCTTTTTGTTATGGTCTGTGTTCAAATCTTGCTTCCATCCCAGCTCCAGCACTGTAAAGATTTTCTTGCCCTCTTTCATCTGCCGGAGTGAAAGATGTCCCTTTTAGGTCTCTAACTGACTTTTTCAAGTTTCTATCAGACAATAATTTCTCTCTTGCCTCTGTAGCCAGTATTGTTGACAACTCTCTACCCCTTTGAGGGTCTTTATCTACCACAAGTCCTAATACATAGATTGGGTAAGTCCATTTCTCATATATACTTCTATCATTGTGGTCAATAGTGGCACTTCCAAAATAAAGTGCTAATACTGGTGGTTTTAATTTAGCACCTATTGCTTTTTTGCCCTTTACAATCTCTAAGTGCTGAAGGTCATCATCAATTTCAGCAAAATCTATCTCCTCTAAAATTTCAAGAGCATTGTCTTCTATTCTTTCCAATCTCTCATGCAACTTCATATTTTCACACCACCTTAGAATAAATCATCAATAGCTTTTTCTATAAACATCTGTACATCATCTTCTACATTTTCTATAGCTCTGTCATAATATGGGTCTGGTTCTTGACCTTCTACTGATTTTCTGACTAGGTATTGCCCATTATACATAAATTTCATAGCCTCTTTTTCAGTTGGCACTATTTCTGTTTCCTGTGGTCCATAAATACCTGTACCTTCATGAACCCACCATCTATAGAAAATATTACTGCCAACATAATAAGCTAATCTGGACTTCTGTCCCATATCAAATGACTGCACTAAATCACTATTATCTACAGGAGCTTCCTTTACAACTTCCCCTAAAAGAGCCTGTGTTAGATAATTTAGAGCTTTACTCATTATCAGCTCTGTTTCAAGTGGCAGTCCTTCAAGTTCTGATATATCTACATTCAAATAAACTGGCATATTATCACTTCCTAATCTGTGTAAAAGGTAAAGTCATCATCATCTGTGACAATACCCATTGCTATGCCACCTCTGCCTTTTACTTTCTTATCTCCAGAAGGAAGCATATCCAAATCTTTCCTTATCTCATCTGTCATTACTCTATTGTCCACTAATTGAGCATTAAATTCTCCTACTTCTAAAACTTGATTGGTTTGGTCTTTGGTGGCAATATTCAGCATATTACTTCCGATTCTCTCAGCTATATCATCAACTAAAGGACTTCTATCCTCCTCTGGGAACTCATTATTAGTATAGAAGTCTATATACTCTTTAGCTTTTATCAATAATTTTTCTACATAATCCTCAAATTTCTCTACTGCTGTACTTTCCTCATCATCTTTAAAATTTAAATCTCTGGCTTCAATCCCACTTCTTAAAATGGTATCGTCAACATCACCATAATACATTATCCATCACCTTCTTCTTCCTCTTCTTCCTCTTCTGGAGATATTTCTTCTCCTTTTAATAGAGCAATAATTTCAGCTTTATTTAAACCAACTATATTAATCCCCTCTACATCAGCGATTGCCTTCAATTGCTTCAATGTATATTTATTGGGATTATAGTCATTAACTTCCATCATTTTTAAATCCGGATGATTGTAGTATTTCATAAATAAATCTATAGTTCCGGTAACATCAACAACCCTACCTCTTTTAAAGTATCTGCCATTTATTGCAAAATTAAAATTGTTTGCATTGGCAACTTTAAATTTCATATGTTAATCCTCCTTTACTCTTCAGTGTCTTTTTCCTCTTCCTCTTCTGGAACTTCTTCTGGCTCTTCTCCCGGCAACTCTTTCTCACCAGTTTCCCTGTAATGTTCAAGAGATTCAACTAGTTCATTCTTTAACATGTTGCTATAGTTCTTAATTCCAACATCCTGTGCAATCTCTTTTAACTCTATTGAAGTAAAGCTGTTAAAATCCTTGTCTCCTACTTCATCAACTCTATCACAGTATTCCCATTCCAAACTAGAGCACCTATCAATTTGCTTGAACTTTATTGAGTCTTTTTCAAGTTCCACAACTCTCTCACTGTTTGGTGTAAATGTCTCAGTACTTCTGGTTATCAATTTCTTTGAGTTATTTTTTACAAGTATCTCCAATTTATATTCCCCCTTTTATAGTGTAAAAATGGTGGGAGACTGAACTCCCACCAAAATGTCTAAATCCTATTTAATTATTACACGAATAAAGCGTGGTCATCTCCATCACTATTAGTGTCAGCATCTTCTTCAACATCAATAGCAACTACACAAGCATTCTCATCTTCATAGTGTGCATCTCCCTCAAAGGTTAGAACAAAGTCTGTTCTTCTTGCTCTAGGTCTTCTATCAGTTTCTAGAGTAACTTCGTGGAAGACGCCCCATACCATATTATTAGGATTCTGAAGCATGATTACATCATTGTCAAATCTTTCTAGCATTGGGATATACTCAACAGGAATACCCTTATATCTTACATTCCTGTGATTTTCATGCATCTCATCACCCAATACAGTAGCTCTATCTTTTAGAACATTTATGTAATCATTCTGTACTTTCCAGTTAGTATAGAATCTCCAGTCACCTCTATCTACTAAGTACTGCTTTGGAAGAGTTTCTAGCATCTCTTCAAATAGGTCAATAATGCCACCCTCTGAACTATGGAAATATGGAGTATCACCATCAGAACCACCATTGTCAATCTTGTTCTCAGCTTTCTTAATCCAACCATTAATTAGGTCAATTGCACTCCACTGAGCTGAGCCCATAGCTTCATTTTCATAGCCTGTCCAGTCTTCACTACCAAATATTGCTAGCTCTTCTAAGTCTTTACCAGCATGCTCACCTAATAGCTGAACTATAGTGTCTTCTAGACCTTCCTTCTCAATATTCCTTCTTAACATCTGGTCAGTTAGACCAACTACAGCTACAACTTCTTCTGCAGATAGCTGGTTCTGATTAGTATTGATTTTAGCATAGTCATCAGCATCTGAGTTCTCAGCAACTTTCTCCAGAACTCTGCCAGCAAATGCTAATCTGTCAATATTCACCTTCTGAGCATCCATTTCTTGATATCTTGTAGCATCAAGAAGTCTAGCCTGCTTCTGCATCTCTCTTACAAAAGAATCAAAATATTGTGGCTGTAGTACACTGTCACCTACCTCACTGATTGTAACTACACTCTTATAAGCATTATCAATTTCATTTAAAATTTTGTTAGTATCCATTATAAAATCACTCCCTGTTTTAGTTTTTTGTTGTTCTTCTATGTATTTTGCTTCTTATCACCAATTAATTAGAACCTAATCTCTTTTCCTTCTGCCAAATGCATCTCTTTTTTCATACCTTGACTTAGCAACTGATTCCTCTCCATCTTCTTCATCTGCCTCATTACCGGCAGGTTGGTTGGTCTTCTTAGTACCAGCAAACCTATTCTTAATAGTAGTGAGGGTGTCTTTCAAATCACTATTTTCTTCTTTTAGTGATTTCAAAGTTTCCTTTAATTCCTCAATATCTTCTTCATCCTCTTCATCCTCTTCAGACTTCTCAACATCCTCTTCATCTTCTTCATCATCATTATCTTCTTCCTCTTTTTCTGCATCTTCCATTTCTTCTTCCTCTTCTTTTTCTTCTTTTTCTTCAGCTTTTTCAAGTTCCTCTTCTTCTTCATCCTCATCTTTTTCTTTACCTAACTGACTTTCCAACTTCTCATCAACTGTAGAAAGCACATCCTGTCTAAATTCTTTTAGGATATCTAAGAATTCTTCCTTTTCCATAGCAATCCCCCCTTTATAGTCTTTTTCTAGCAGTTCCAGTACCTCTTCTTCAGATACAAAATCATTTAAGGAACTAGCTCTTTTAGCAATTATCTGCTTTATCTCTTCATCTTCTTCACTAAATAGTGCCATTCTAAATGGGTCTTCTCTTTCATCAACATAATCCATTACATCTTTTGGCTTAATTCTCTTTTCTCTGCCCTCTTCTCTATCTATTAGCTCAATATCATAGTCCTCTAACATATCTGCCAGAGTGACTAAAATTGCTTCCAGCTTATGTCTATTTTCTCTATTAAATGTTCTCCCTTCTTTTATTGCAAATTGATGTCCATTAATAGATAATTTCATAGACTTATCTGTTTTCTCTTTACCAACAGAACTTAATACAGACCTTACTTTATCCATAAATCCAGATTCTTCCTCTTTTTGCTTTTGCTTTAAAGCAATAAATCTGGCTTTTGGAACTGCAGGGTCATCTACTATGGAGACAGCAGGAACTATCCAGTCTTTTCCGGCATCCTCAATATCTCTTAAAGTAGTTCTTTTAAGAGCAATGGTATCACCTTTACCTTTTAAGACTGTGTTTACTTCTTGTTTTGGAACTCCCATAATGCTGAATCCATTAAGTTCTCCTCTTTTAACTGCATCCCATGTATCTTTGCCTTCTACCTTAACACTCATCATCCATGTCCCCTCTGGTAGAAGCATCTCATCTCCTTCAACACTTTTAACAGTTTTGTCTTCTCTAAGTATGTAACTTTCAATAGGAAGAGCAACACTATTTAGAGAATGCTGTAAATCAATATTTCTGTATTTCAGCATCCACTCATGAGCAACTTTCTCAATCTTTTCTTTTGAGATTACATCACCATCATGGTCTGGCTCATCTGGTATGAGCACTGCACCTTCTACTATCTGTTGGTCATTATACTGTTTAAGTATAGTACCTCTGATAGCATAGGCATTATCATCTACACCAGCAGATTTAGATTTTTTAGTGTTTTCCATTTCTTTTCCACCCCCTTCACTGCCACAGAGTGGACAATTAAAACTTTTTGTAGAGTGGTCTTCTGAAGGAAAATGACCTGTATCCTCATAATAAAGAGTAGCACAGATTGCTCTGGCAGAATCAATATCTTTCACATTGCCTTCTTCCATCAACCTGTTAATACAGTCATCAAAACTATCAAATCTGAACTTATCTATATGTTTTGGCTTAACATCCTCTAAATTCATATTCCACCTCCCTCCTTCTTTAGTTCCCTTTTCCTTTTTATTAGATTTCTTACTAAACCTTCCCAACAGTTCTTTTTTCAAGTCATTAATGTGCTTTGAGGATTCGATTGCAAGTCACCCCCTCCTATCTCCTCTCTTCAAGAAGTCTTAAAAAATCAAATATATCTATATGATAATTCTCTGCATCAATGAAGGCATCATATAACCCTATCAGTTCAATCTTATCTGTTTGGTCTTTTGCAACAGTATAAAAACTAATTGCCTCTTCTTCAATCTCTTTTGCTTTCATCAAAACATCAAGTGTAGTATTTGGTATAGTTAAAGCATCAACTTCAACTTCATCCTCAATACCTAATAATGATTTTGCCTCATCTCTATGGTACTCTTCCTGCCTTCTAGCATGTCTAAAATATGATTCCAGCTCTAAATCATCAGAGAATCTATCCTCCAATTCTCTGTAAAATAAAACATTTTTCTGCTCTAAATCCAGAGTTTTTATTAGGTTCTCTGTCTCCACTTCAGTTAATTCTCCCAGACCATCATCATAATTGAAATACTCAGCAGGATTAACTAAAAACTCAGTGCCAGCTCCACAAAAAGGACATCTTGCACTGCCAGATGAGACTTCGTGCCTGCAGATTAGACATCTATAGACATCAACTTCTTTTTTCATTTCCGGTCTCACTTAGAGTCAACCTCCTCTTTTTATTGCAATATAAAAACAGCAGACATTTCTGCCTGCTGTTCAAATAACTCTATTTGGTTTTTCTTATTGGTGAAGTTTTTCTATATACTCTAAATCCTCCTCAGTGACATCTTCTGCCGGCTCAAATTGAATTCCATTATCACCCTCATAAGGCTCTCTGTGGTCTACTTCTGATTTAAAGAATATCTCTTTTGGGATTCCATCCGGGTATGCATCACATTTTATTGTCAAACCATGCCTGTGTTTACAATATATGCACATAGGTCTTGAATGCATTACTCTTCTTCACCTACCCACTCATCATCAACTATTTTTTCCTGTCTTACAGCATGCTTGTAAACAGGCAATGTTTTAAAATGCTCTAATGTCATATCCATATCATCAAGAGCTTCCATAAATTCCTCTGATTTATATGGTGGTAAATCCCATGATTGTTTTGTCCAATCTGCATTATGCAATTGTGCATCAATATTAAACATTTAAAATTCCTCCTTTAATAAATTATCGGATTCCCTTCCTCATCTTCCTCTGGTGCAGGTAATATTAAATCATAAGGAATCTCATCCAATTCAATATCTAAATTATCGAACTTACTTAAATGATTAAGAACTAAATATGCTTCCAGCAACCCATCTGTTACAGACATAAATCCAGTTTCCTGCCCTTCTCCGGGGTTATAATATATGTCAGCATTTAAATGGTAAAAGTCTGGGTCTTTACATCTTACATTCTCAATCCCTCCCCCTTCTTCCACTGTGAAGGGAGTACCTTTGTAAGTGCCAGTAAGTCTCATTTTTCTCCCTCCTCCATCTTCTATACTAATTATAACACATTTAAACAAGAATGTCAACTACTTTTTCAAGATTTAAACTAGTTTAAAAGAGACCTTCAAGACATGCAATAGTTAATTTAAAATGCTCTTCATCTTGTTGTCTGAATCTTTCCGGGTCTTTGTATAATGCTTCCATTCCTGTAGATAAAACCTCAGTCCCTCTATACTCATCAAAATTATACACCTTACCAGTATAATGGTCAATGAAGTTGTCTTTATAGCCCCACTCTTGATTGCCTTGACTGTCCTCATGTATAAGTGTGGGAGTTTCCCCTTCAGTTCTCTCATCAAAGAAATGCTCTATAGCTTCCATTCTTTCAACAGAGTTCTCATGATGTAAAGCATGGGATAATTCATGCACTGCAGTCTCATCCATATCCCCACCTAAACCAACACCAATATTTCTACCTTTTCTATCATAAGTACCTCTGCCTTTAGTTGGATAGACATCCATTGGCATAATTAATTCATTATATTCACCATTAGCATGCTTTTCTATAAATTCTTTTCCTTTATTTACCTGCTCTGAGAATCTTTCAGCCACAGCTTCTGGGTCTGGATAATCATCCCCATATATGTGAACTACCATCTCCTCATTAACAAGAACTGGTAAATTTGCAGGATTATCCTGCTCTACTAAATAAGGATTTATATCTCCAAAGTCATCTAATATTTCCGGCTGGTCATCATCATATGCATCAATAAGCTGTTTATCAATCCTATTTCCTATAGTTTCCTTAATGAAATTTCTTCCACCTCTTGTGTCCATATCAATCTGGTCTTCTGGGTCAGCAAAGTTTAAACTTGGGATAACAACTTCTTCATCCAAATATCTCTGCTGTTCCCCTAAAGTCTCCTTCTTTTCCAGCTCTTCTAGATGGTGCATAATTTCTGCCTCTGTCTCCTCAGTAACTATTTCTGTTCTTCCATCAATTTCTAATATTATCTCATCCTCTTCGAAGTCATCATCATCTGCAAGGTGTGGCATGTCCTCAAATAAGGATGATTTCTCATAAGATATCTCCACACTTTCAACTCTATCCATTATTTCATATCTTCTTTCCTTAGCATGTTGCTCCCTTGCTTCTAATGATGCCTCTACGATTTCCAATCTTTTTTCAAACTTCTCTTCCATTGTCATTCCTTCTGTAGCTTTTCTTGCCTCTTCAACATCAATTACCCCATTTTCATCAACAAGGTTAGATGGTTCTACATCATCTCCATATTTCTGTTCCATTAAAATTCTGTCAATTTCATCTTCATATTCCCCGGCAACTATTGGTCCTTCTGTTTCATACAAATGGTCACTATATTCTTCATGCCTAACCGGGTCATATTCCCCAGTTTCTGGGTCAAATGAATGTCTGTACTCTGGGTCTATTTCTAAGAAAGCCTC